TTCTGCTTTATTGACGGCAATACAAGTCCTTATGCTATTTTGGGATCAACTTATCGAGCTGGGACGCAATGGACTCAATATGGCAAGCTGGTTTCTTGATCGCATACGGGGCCTATATTATTTACAAGGCTTTCGTGGTCTCAAGGAAACGCAGGGACATGAGGAGGGAAGAAGTTGAGCGCGAGCGAAGCGATAGCATCGACATTTGAACAGATCAACCATGTGAAGGTCGCCCTGGCGTCAACAGGGGTCGGCGGCGGAGTTACCACAGCCAACGTCATCACCAGCGATGGCGGCTTCATGGAGCGGCTATACAACAGCGGTGTCGACCTAGCTATATCAGGCTGGACGACTCAAGACACGCTCACCATGATAGGCTTTTGCCTTACCGCATACGGGCTTTACCTGACCCGCGAAACGCTGAAGATCAGAAAAAAAGAATTGCGCATGAAATCGAGGAGACACGACGATGGCTGAGGCGATCACGGTTGCGGACGTTCGAGCTGAATGCCCTAACGGCCTGACTGATGGATTCATTACCGGGTTGATTGCGTGCGTTGATGCCGCCGATGCTTGCCTTGATGCCAATGTGACAGACCCTGCGTTGCAGAAGGCAATCAAGACCTCCGGCGTGTGTTACATGATTGAGCAGCAGCAGCGAGGTAACGTCAAGAGCGAGAAGTCGCCCAGCGGCGCCAGCCGGTCATACCGTGACAGCGGGAGCAGCCTGGATACGAATTGGGGCCGCATGCTGCAGACCATCGACAAGACCGGGTGCGTGCTTGGAGTTATCAAGGCGGCTGGACCTGGCCCGCTTTTGAGGGCGATTTGATATGCTCAAACTACTCAGAAGGCTCGTATATTGCAGCCGGGATATCCATTGCAAGCCAGTTTATGGAGATAAGTCGGCTTTAGGCATTGGTTGCGCCGGGTACTGCAGTGATTGCGGAGCTAAATGGGGGTCAATACGATGGCCAACCACACCAATGCCTAGCGTAAAAAGCCCTAACGATCCTGACTTTGACGCTGCTGATGCATGGCATCGTAAACACGGGGTTCGGAAATAATGTCCTCATTAACCGATTCATTCGCAACCAGCAAGATCACAGTGTGGGCAATCGCCTCCACTGACGACTACGGCGCGCCGACATTCGCAAACCCGGTTGTTTTTGATGCTAGCTCTAAGTCCGGAGGCGACACCGCCAAGGATGAGCAGGGCGTTGAGTTTCAGCCTCAGTCAACCTATTGGCCCACTGTGGCCATCGGCGTGATCACCCGGGGCCAGTATATCGCGGTCGGCGATCAGTCCGCGATCGCAGACCCCACGACGATCAGCAGCGAGATAATCCGGCAGGTCAATGAATTCGATAATTCGTTCTTCGGGTGGACCGAAGACGTTATTCTGCTGACGGGGTGATTCATGCCGGTTAAGGGTGTCAAAGAGGTCAACCAGAACATCAAGCGCTTCATCGACAAGGCGCGAGGGCCGATCACTGAGGTTACGCTGACGAAGGTGCTTATTGCTGGCGCTGCTCATGCTGCCAGGATCACCCCTGTCGATACGTCCAACCTGATCAACTCTCAGTTTAGGCGTGTTGTTAAGCTAGGCGACGGCTGGACAGGAACCGCAGGGTATACAGCCGAGTATGCTAAGTGGGTCCACGAAATGCCAGGAACACTAAAAGGGAAGCCAAGATCTGAAGTTAAGTCATTTACTACTAAAGCAGGCGGCGTTGCTTTTGAGTCTAACCAGGGTAATTTCTGGAGCCCTAACGGCGAGCCTGAGTTTCTACGAAAAGGATTTGAGCGAGATGGCCTGTCAGAAATCAAGGGAATTATACAAGCAGGATATAAAATCTAATGGCAACTCCAGCAGAAGTACTCAGAGCTCACCTCGATACAGCCTCCCTGCTTGCTGGCTTCACGTTCCGGTTCTTCCGATGGAATGACGCAGATATTGCAGCCGGGGGTCGTCACGCCGTTATCAGGCCCGAGGGAGGCGGCCAAGTTGACCCGGCGATAGGGCGTCCGGATCTCCGGCTGCTGCTCGTCGGCGGCAAAAATGAGGCTCAGGCGATCGAGGTCAACGCCCAGGCGATCAAGTCTTTCTTGCTGCAAAACCCAGGATCAGGCGACATAATGCAGTTTATCCTTTTGAGTGATATAATCGGACCAACGTTTTTAGAAAATGACCGCCCTGTATTCGAACTGAACATTAGGGCCTTACAATCAAGAGGTGATGAATAATGGCTACAGGCGGAGCTTTTGTAGGACGCGATATCATCGTGTCATTCAGCTTAAACCAATCAACAACCGTGGTCCCGAACGACTTTAAGCGTCTGGGGGCTGTCCGGGGCAAGGAGTTTGGCCCTGAGTGGGACACCATCGATGTGACGGCGGACGACTCGCCGCAAAACCTGCGTGAGAATCTGGCAACCTTCGTCAAGTTCGATGTTTCCTTGGACGGCATCAGCCGCGAAGAGGAACTGAAGAACCAGGATGAGATTGAAGATTACGTTATGAGTCCGACCAACGATCAGCCTTGCGGGTGGTTGCGGATCGTTCGCCCGTCCAAGGCTGGCACCAAGACCTTTGACGTGCCGGTGATCTTCACCAACTTCCGCACCACTGGACCATACGATGACGGCGTTACTTGGTCCATGGACTCCATCTCTAATGGTGCGATCACAATCACCTACGCATAAGGGCTAAATTATGGCTGCAATTACAGCAACAACTGTCGGTGACGGCGACACGGTAATGACCGTGACCACTCTGGGCGCGTCCGATACCTTCGTGTTTGATTCGCAAAAAGGGCCGCTGTTGATTCTCGATAATGTGACAGGCGGCGCGCTGACGGTAACAATCGACGGGGACGGCGGCACGACTGTTGATGTTGACGGCATCGGTGCGGTCGATGTTTCTGGAGGGTTCGTGACGGCGCTTATCGGCATCGGCGCTAAAGTGGTCGTCCGGCTCGGTACGGTCCGCGAATACCTCAAAGGAACCGTCACAGTCACAGGCGGAACTGGCATCGAGGCCTCGCTGCTGGAGCTATAAACTATGCGACAGGCTAATCCCTACGCGGGAGAGGTCGGCATATCTGCGGGGGCTGAAGACTTTGTTTTCCGCCCCTCTTTTTTTGCCATGGCATCCCTCGGAACCCCGCAAGAGCTGCCCAGGCTGTATGCTGACTCTCACAAGATTACAGACTCAGGCTTTATCGCCGCCCTGTCGGCTCTCCATGCGTGCGCGGACAAAGATGTCTGCGACCTAGTTGGATGCTTTCATGATGTCGAGGGCTCTATTGAATACCGCCCAGGGTCGGTGCCGGTCGATAATATCCAGATTCTAGGATCAAAGCTTCTTTATAGCGGCATGATCGGCAGGCCGTCAAAGCGCCGGGGGGAAGCATCAGGCTCTTTCGACCCTGCTGAATTCGTTGCTGCTGCAGTCGCTCACCTGGGAATGTCGTTCGATGATTCCTGGCAGCTCACAATGGTTGAATTCCAGGCAGCGATAAAGGCAAAGTTTCCTGATTCAGATGAAGAGAATGATTATCCGTCAGCCGATGAGCACCGGGCGCTGGTTGCCTCTATGGAGAAGAACTAAATGGCTGTTGATGCTGGAAGCATTATTTATACTGTTGACGCAGACACTTCATCTTTGATTGAGGCTGAAAATGCCGTTGTTAAATCAACAAAGAAAATAGAGGCGGCCCTGGTCAAGGTCGATAAACCATCCGCTGGTCTATCAAAAGGTCTGCTGGAAGCGGGGAAAAGCACCGAGTCATTTAAGGGTAAATCGATTGCGCTGACTACTGCTGTGACTCCATTGGCGGCCGCTATAAGAGGTGTAAATCAACAAATATCAAGCGGCACCTTGGTGTTTGGAAAATCCGAGGAAGTAATTTCATCAGTTATTTCCAGGACTAACAATTACGCGCAGTCAATTAAAAGCGCTCAATCTAGAACGGCTCTTTTCAGTGCTGCTGTTAAAGATGCAAGAGCGGGTGCGTTATCCTTCACCCCGGTTATCGACCAGGCTACTGGAGCAGTAAAGCGGCTTAAAGTTCAAGGAGCACAAGCTGAAAGTAGATTCAAAAAGCTAACGAAATCATTCAAGCTTCAGAAGAACGCATCACAGCAGCTGGGCTTTCAGCTTCAGGATGTCGCGGTTCAGCTTCAGGGTGGCACCAGCGCGGCGGTAGTGTTGGCGCAACAAGGATCGCAATTAGCTGGAGTTTTTGGGCCAGGCGGCGCACTAGTTGGCGCTTTTATAGCAATTACTGCTGCCA